CACATCAAAACTTGAAGCCTTACAAGAAGATCTCAATATCAAGAACTCAAAGGCTGAAGAGCTATTACGTGAACACGAGATTTTAAATGTTGTATCTACAATTCTTAAGGATGGTGGAATCAAGGCCAGAATTATTAGTCAATATATCCCAGTGATGAACAAACTGATTAATAAGTATCTAGCAGCATTTGATTTATTCGTTGACTTTCAACTTGATGAAGAGTTCAATGAGGTCATTCGTTCAAGATTTAGAGACAATTTTACATACGCTTCTTTCTCGGAAGGTGAGAAACTTAGAATTACATTATCAATTATGCTTGCCTGGCGTTCAGTTGCCAAACTTCGTAATTCAGTTTCTACAAACCTACTCATACTTGATGAGACACTCGATGGTGCTCTTGATAGTGTAGGTATTGAAAGTCTAATTGAAACTCTACACGGACTGAACTCGGACGATAACATTTTTGTTATCAGTCACAGAGGTGACCAGTTTGCAGAAAAATTTGATGGCAGCATTACTTTTGACAAGATTAAAAACTTCAGCGAAATTATCGGTTGACATTTATCCTCAGGCGTGTTATAATATACACCTACAATATGGAATGACATGACAATGACATCGTTTTACACATCAGTCGAACGCTTCGGCAATAATATCCTACATCGTGGATATAACAATGGGAAAAGATTCTCATACAAAGTTCCGTTCAAACCGACACTGTACTTACATACACCAAAATCTGGCGACGAAGGTTATACTTCCCTAGTGGGTAATTACAAACTTTCACCTCATCAGTTTGGTGATATGCGCGAAGCCAAAAACTTTATCGAAGAGTATAAAGGCGTTGGCAATATGAAAATGTTTGGTAGTACAAACTATGTTGCTCAGTTCATTCAAGAAAACTACCCAGATGATATTGCATTTGACATGACTCAAATTAATGTCGCCTCGTTTGATATCGAGGTTGATATACGTGATGGTTATGCAAATATCGAAGAGGCAGACAAAGAAATTACATCAATTGCCTACCACAGTTCACGAAATTCAAAATACACACTCCTTGCGGTCAAAGATTTTGACAAATACGCAACCACTACTGGAATTGACCCAGAGGACATTGAGTTCGTCAAATTCAGTAGTGAACAACAACTCCTAAGATATTTCGTTGAATTGTGGGCGGCAGATTATCCAGATATTGTGACTGGTTGGAACGTTGAATACTTTGACATACAATATCTTGTGACTCGTATTATTCGTATCTGTGGCGAAGACTTGGCAAAAAGACTTTCACCTTGGAAACATATCAAGAAACATTCAAACGAAATTTTCAATAAGGTCCAATCCACATATCGTATCTCTGGTATGACTGTGATTGACTACATGGACGCGTTCAAAAAATTTGGATACAAATATGGTCCACAAGAATCTTACAAACTTGACCATATTGCATATACAGTTCTTGGTAAAAAGAAATTGGACTATTCTGAATATGGAAACCTAACAGCTCTATATGACGAAAATCCACAACTCTATCTTGATTATAATCTTCGTGATACTCAGTTGATTTCTGCTCTCGAAGAGGAAACAAGTTTATTGCAATTGGTAATGACTGTCGCTTATGGTGGCGGTGTTGACTATAAGGACGCATTTGGTACTGTGAGTATCTGGGAAACAACCATTTATCGTAGACTGCTGCGAGACAAAATTGTTCCACCTCTCAAAGGTGGACCCGGCGAAAATTTAGGAGCACTAGTTGGTGGTTATGTTAAAGATCCAGTTCCTGGCATGCACCCTTGGGTTGTTAGTTTTGACCTCAACTCCCTTTATCCTCACCTGATGCTACAATATAACATGTCACCAGAGACTTGGGTTTCTGACCGACGTGAATATGTGACTCAGGATATGGTACTCGAAGGTGAGTTTGTAAATGATGACCCAGATGTATCGGTGTGTGCAAACGGTGTCTGTTTTAGGAATGACGAGGTTGGAATTATTCCAGGTATTATTAATGAATACTATCGGAATCGTGTTCAGATCAAGAAACAAATGCTTGCTGTCGAACAACAGCTCGAGGTAGAGATTGACGAAGCCGAAAAGAAAAAACTCAAACGTGAAATGAATCAACTTCACAACTCACAAATGTCTATCAAAATTGCGATGAACAGTCTATACGGTGCAACGGCAAACAAATATTTCCTATATTATATTTCGGAAATGGCCGAGGCGATTACCACATCTGGTCAGTTGTCTATCCGATATGCTCAAAAATCTGTAAATGAATACCTGAATAAAATCCTTGGAACAAAGGATAAGGATTATATCATTTATATTGACACAGATTCAATCTATGTTAACTTTGCAGACCTCATTACCGAAGTGTTTGGCACAACGGACATTGACCGCAAACAAGGCGAAGAGTTTCTCGACAAGGTTTGCTCTACAAAAATTGAACAAATCATTGAACAAGGCTACGAAACACTTAAAACCACGATGGGCGCATATCGCAATGCGATGGTGATGAAACGTGAAAAAATTACTGACCGTGCCATCTTTGTTGCGAAAAAGAGATACATTCTGAATGCTCTTAATTCCGAAGGTGTACATTATGAAAAACCAAAAATCAGTGTGACTGGTCTTGAAAGTGTTCGTTCCTCCACGCCAGAAATTTGCAGAGAGAAAATGAAACTGGCCTTCGATGTAATCATGAATGGTACCGAACACGATACCCAAATCTTTATCAAAGAGTTCAAGGAAGAGTTCAAATCATTACCAGTCGAGGCCATTGCAAAAACATCCGGCACAGATGACATTGAAAAATACAAGGACCAGACTACCTTATTCCGAAAAGGTTGTCCTATCCATGTTCGTGGTGCAATTCTGTATAACCACCACTTGGTCAAAAATAAACTTCAGAAAAAATATGAACGAATACAATCTGGTGACAAAGTAAAACTTATCTACCTAAAGGTACCTAATCCAATACAGCAAAATGTAATCAGCTTCCCTGGCGTATTACCTAAGGAAATGGAACTGACTAAATATATTGACTATGATACACAATTTGATAAGGTATTTCTAACTCCTATCCAAGGCATTCTAGATGCTCTTGGCTGGTCATCAGAGAAGGTAGATACAATCGAGGATTTCTTTACATGAGCAACCCAAAATCAGTATGCGTAATTACAAATTTTAGAACAGGAAGTACTTCCTTTACGCTTTTAAAAGCAGAAGAATATAATCTCCCCTACAAAGCAGAAATGTTTAGTCACGACAGACCTTATGGTCTAGGCAAGGCAAAGGCAAAATGGGAAGTTGCATCTAAAATGCATGAATACACAGAAGAAGAAAAAAGATTTCGTATCAGTGAGGATTTATTCCTCAACCAAATAGCAGAAGGAGAGCCTTGCTGTTTTAAGGTAATGCCAAATCAAGTAAAAGAAGAAGGTAATATGGATAAACTACTACAAACAGTAGACAAAATTTATTACCTATATCGTAGAGATTTTAAAGCACAGGCTAAGAGTTGGATTGCGGTAAGACGCATTGGTGACTTTGGTGGTACCGGATTTATCTCTATGGAAAAAAGAAAGAATACCGAAAAGATGAAAGAACTTCATCTTGGTATTTTAGGAAAAGAACAAACTGTAAAACATCATATTGACCTTACCGACGAATCAACGATAAATTGGTCAGTCAAATCTGGATTTTTAATAGGCGGACTTATAAAGAACTATCGTGATATGGCGAATCTTTATAGACAATATCCTGGCGAATTAATTTGCATGGAAGATTATTTTGCGGAGAGAGATTATCCAAGATATAATAGAGAAATTACCTGGGAAGTAGAGCCAAATTGGCCAGAACCAGATTTTAATCCAGAAAATCTTTTTAAAAGTATTGACAAAACATAATTTTTATGTTATAATGAACCCTTTAGGAGAAAAAAATGAGTAATAGTGATATTAAACTAGTAAGACTTTCAACTGGTGAAGAAGTTGTAGGTCGCATTAGAGAAAATGAAAATACCGTTGCAATTGTAGATGGTATTCTTTTGGTCCCAGCTGGTGAAGGTAAAATGGGAATGATTCCTTTTGTACCTTATGGCGATGGGAGTGATATAGTTGTGAACAGAAATCATGTAATGTTTATTACAGAACCTGGAGCACAATTAAAATCACAGATTGTAAAAGTGACATCAGGCATCGAATTACCAACAGAAGGCCTGAGTCTTATTAAATAGGACTTTATTATGATAGAAATATATGGAAAGCCAGCATGTGGTTATTGCACAATGGCTAAAAATCTATGCGAGCAGAAAGGTGTTGAATACAAGTACCTTTCACTAAATGAGGATTATACTGCAAATGAATTCTTTGACAAGTTTCCAAACGCAAGAACTTTTCCTCAAATTACAGTAAATGATACTCTTGTCGAAGGAGGCTACCAAGGATTGGTAGAACATTTCAATGGGTGAGTTAGGTAAAGCATTATTAGCAACAGCTGTCATTGCTTTATTTTTTGGATTTACAATTTATCCAAACCTAGAATATTCTGGCGTAAGCCGTGTTCAAGCATGTACTGATGAATGCTATGAAGAGTATGTTGCTGTGAATGGAACACCAGCAGAAATTGAACAAAGAAAACAGGCTTTGGCCGCAACTGATGCTTTTTCAGGTATCAGATCATTATGGGCTGGTTGTGCCGCATGCCATGGAGCAGATGGTGGTGGCGGTGTTGGTCCAATGTTAGCCGGCCAATCCTCAGATGATATTATTAATAAACTGACCATTTATAAAAATAGAGGCCAAATTGGTTCTCAATCTGCTTTAATGTGGGGTCAGGCAGCAATGTTATCTGATGAACAAATTGAAACAATTGGAAAATTCGTACAAGAAGGATTTCCAAAATAGGGGTTGACAAATGCCCAAAAATATGTTATACTATACTAAATATTTAAATACAACGCAATATTATGAAATACGAAAATGTTCTAGAGGTATTTCTCACAATATTTGAGTCAGAAAGACTAAATAAAACAGAGGAATTACAAAAAGACGGACTCAGTATCCTGGGCAATGTCTTATTCCAAGGTAAAAATCCACCAGTAAAATTCATTTCTAAGAATGCCTTAGAAGTATTAGAAATGAGAAAAGCAAAAGGATTACCATGGAAGGCACCTTGCTATGAACATTTTTACGGTAGAAAAGATTCTGTATATGATATCTGGGAAGCATGGAAACGTGGTAAGAGTAATAAATTTCTTACAAAATTGATCGAATCAAGATGTCGTGGCCATTATACAACACCACAAGAAAATATGGCGTTGAGAAAATTGAATCATTTGAAAAGCTGGAGAGACATGTATGAATCAGCAGGGATTGAATTATTGCCCTGGGAACCCACACCAAACAGAACTTATGATTACATCATTGAAGGTGAAACCTACGAATCAATCTCAGAGGTTGCAGAAAAATATGGTATTACCACAGACGGTGTTGTTTACAGATGTAAGTCTGATACCGAAAGATTTAAGGATTGGATACGAAAACCGATTGATGAGTAATTTACTAAATATATGTCAGAGGTAATAAATTATGAGTAATGAAAATTTAAAAGACTATACAAAAGACACGGCCGCTGAATACGAGGATTTGGTTGGATATGTTTCTGATGATAATATTACAGATACATTGGATACTTTCCTCGGCGATGATAAGGCTGAATATAAACCAGAGGTTGCAAGGAAAAAAGTTGACCCAGAATTTCCAGAACCTTGGCAGACACTTTTTGTAAACTTTGAGAGCGAACAAGATTATATTGATTTTATGTTGGCGATTGACGAAAAGCCTATGCCTAAATTAAAAGATGTTGTCTACAAGGCTGGACGACAAGAAAATGGAATTTTGGATTTATTATAATGTATACACCAGTTCACACACAAGAAGAATTACAAAAGGAATGGCGTAATCAGTATGTCCAATGGTATGCCGCTGGTATGCCAACCTTTAGAGCAATTAAGAAAGATGTCTTTAAACAAATCGCTGTCAAATTCAAATCAGAAGAGGACCGAAAACATTTCAGTGATAAACTAGATTATAATTTGACAAATAAAACAAATGTGGTTTATTATCCTGCCAAAGGCAGAGAAGAGAACATGACCAACAGATATGTTGAGACTGATACTGACCACTTCCAACCAAGATATCCTATCTATATTATTAGTAAGGGACGATGGGATACAAGACACACCGCAAGGACATTGGAAAAAATGGGTGTGGCATATTACATTGCAGTCGAACCACAGGAATACGACAAATATGTTGAGGCGACTCCTCCAGGTCTTGGTACTGTATTAAAACTTCCTTTCAGTAATCACGGTAAAGGTTCTGGTCCTGCAAGAAATT